TTCGGCACCACCATATACGCGAGAATAATCTAAACTTTGAATTAGTTCAGTATCTTGCGGCATAAACTGTTCTATTCTTCCGGGGATGTCTTGTGTAGAAATTAACTCATTCACCATTCCTACCCAATTCTGCTCTTCCATTGCCGCAAGATTATCCTGTCCGTCTTCTTTCAGACAGTCCACAAAAGCACCCTGAACTATTTCATTACAGCAGTCTATAATGGGTATGTCGTTGTTATTAACTAAAGGGGTTATTCGCCGTCCATAAAATAATTTCCAAGTCGGCTGTGTTCCGCTTGCTTTAGGAAGAGGGCTGACTTCAATCCATTGGTAAGGTGTCGCCTGTTCGTTTGAGAATATCTGCGAGAATACAGTTGAAGAAGTTTTTCCTGACACTGTAATCTTACCTACTGCCGCGGGGGCAGTTCCGTCAATAGTTCCGACTACAATCGTTAGTTTTTGATTTGCGTCATAGGTATTAGCAGAATCTGCGGCTGTAGCGCCTGTTAAGGTTATATCCTCTGCCATATCCACACCGCTTACTAAGCCTCTTACGCGCACGCATAGGGGGGTTATATCAGAAGCAGAGGTTGAAACTACGCTTACTTTCTCTGCGGCGGCGGCAGGAAGAATAGCTTTAACAGTGTATTTACCTACCGGATAAAACCTTGTTGGGTCTCCGGTAACGACATTCCCCGTCTGGTCAAAGTCTATGGCGTAATGCCTGACATAATCTTGTGAGCCTGTTATCTTTATAACTTGCCCGTTAGTCTGGTCAAAGACAGTCCATATCTTGTCTATGTTCCTGTCTAAGGCGTAAGCGCGCGTAGAGGCTACTATCGTTAAAGTAGTATCTCCAAGACCCTCTTCGAATGGGTGAGAACGCAGTATCCTGTGATACCTTTCATTACAGAAGTCTTTTATCTTCGGTAGTATATCATTAGCATTAGTTGTAGAAGTTGCTGTATTTTGTAGACGCCTTCCTACTCTTCTTTGCATCTCCTTGAATGTTATCAGCATTTTTCACCTTTTTATATCTTCCAATTCCGAGCTTTTGAGTTCGGTCTTTTCTAAATAGATTTTTAATAAAAACTAAAATTCCCACCTTGCTCCACCTCTCATTCCTACCCCTTTTCTATCATCAGTTTCTACAAAAGTATATACATCTACAAACGGAGTAGGCATCCACCAAGAACGTTTCTTTTCGGTATTCTGTTGCACATTTACGATACCACCTTGTCCGACGGTTATCTGGTTATGTTGCGATTGTGTCTTTACAAAGTAAGCCTTGTAAATAGTAAATGCCACAAATACTATAATGAATATTTTTAACCCTAACGATAAAGACTTCACCCAACCAAGTGGTTGGATAAAGGAGCCTAAAAACTTACTTAGGTCAAATTTCTCGTTCATCAGCTTAATACTTTCTTAATCAAATACTGTGTTCCTAACACTATTGCTGCACCGACTAAAACACTAACCAAAATTACTATCAACATAATTCACCTCCTATGAATTTATTTCTCTTTCCTTCTCCATTTCCTTAGCATCCTTTTCAACCATCATACGAATATCCCAAGACAAACATCTAAACTTACTAATCAATTCTTCCGCTTCTTTAACTAACTTCGGGTAATCTTCAAAGATTAACTTCTTGTATCGTGCTTGATTGATTTTAAGTTCTTTCATATTGTTTATTCATATTCAGTTGATTTTGCTTCTGCCTTTCCTCTAACATAATTCAAATCATAAATCTGTTCTTTAATCTGCTTCATTTCTTCTTTGTGGGTGCTTACTTCATTCTGCATTACCCCGAATTTAATAGCATTATTATAAGCTATACCAAGAATGAATATACCGAGAGTAGTAATCACACCCCAAGAAGCTATCCTACGTTGAAATCCACCTTTAATATGTTCTTTAGTTTCCCTAACTGCTCCGTTTATCTCTTTACGCATAGTTTCAACTAAAATCCTTGTAGCTGAACCATCCTCAAGTATCTTAATTATCTTATCTTCAAATTTACAAGGGTCTCCCATGTTACTCCTTAGGTGCTACTTTCTCTACTGGTTTTTTCCTATTATCCAGTTCTTTCTGTATAACCATGATGTTTGTTTGAGATTGCATTAACTTTTGGTATTCTGTGTTAAGAATTTCCGCTAACTGTAAATCCGTCATCTGTTGAACCATTAGACCTCCTTTATTCGATGTATAATGACCAAGAAATATATACCCCTGTTGGATTTGTAACCCAAGTAGGAGTAACAAACCCATTATTTTTCATACACGATTTTCAGTGTCATAACATCATCAGCAACAAAATCTGCTGCTGAATTTACAACTGCCACATAAGAACCTGTATCATCTTTGAACGCCGCATTTAAAGAAGAAAAAACCTGTGTGGTTGACGGTCTATAACGAACAACTGTGAAGGATGCTATTTTAGCAGCAGTTGCCTTGCTCCACGATTCTGTCCAGTATCCATTAGAAACATCTGTGGCAGTAATAGTATGTCTTACAATGTCAGTAGCTAAAAGTTCATTCCCGCCTGTGGAGATATAAGCCCCTGTAAAATCTCCACTATCAAGATTCAGAGGCGTAGCCCCACCCGTAGCAAGTAACCCCAATTCTATAAGTGCGTCTTTTATGTCAGCGGTATTGGCTGGCTGGTCTACAGGGGTAACTCCATAAAAGCCGAGAAGTTGAGTTGTAGCTGTGCCTAAGTTTATACCTGAACCTGCGTCTTGAATTTTAAGAACACCAGTATCATTGTAAATATAAGAATTAGTGCCGTCGTGATAAAGTTGCAAATCACCGCCAGCAACATTACCTAACTCTAATTTACTGCTGTCTGAAAGGATTATTAAATCGCCGCTTGCTACAACATTACCAGAACTATCAACTCTAAATTTATCTACCTGTGCATTTCTGAAATGTAAGAAATCTCCTGTAAATGCTCCGATATTAGCATTATCTGTCCATCTCTCTGCTGCATTTATGCGTATAATATCTTGAGTGGCACTTCCGTTAGTCCCTGCTTGAAATATATTTATTGGAAGATTGGTGTTATTTGCGTCATCGGAAACAATAAACAATCCCCAATCATTAGTTCCATGTAGTCCGATTAAAAATCCTTTTCCGTGGTCGCAATATCCGTCAAGGTTAAAATGCGCTCCCCAGGTATAATCTCCCTTTTGATTACTAAATAAAAAGTTAGAATTAGTTCCTGCAATTTCTTTGGCAGATGTATAGTCTTTAGTAGTTTCATATTGTATCGCCATTGCGGCATCTTGGCGATTTGCGTCATCAGTAAGATATATTTTAGAGTTAGGGGAAAACATAAGTGTTCCGTTCGCAGGCAATGCCCAATACATAAGACTTAAAGCATCAACCCAAACAAGTCCACTGTCAGCAGATGAACCAAAGTATAAATATTTATTGTCATAAAATAGACCATATGTGTCGTTTATTATTGCTGTTCCTGTTGCTGTTAATGATGTTCCCGTTATCGCCCCTGCTCCTAATGTCCCTATACCACTAACATTACTTGTCCCAAAAGCAAGTGTTGTCATTCCTGCGAAGGTAAGAGTGTTTGCAGTATAGGTAAGAGTTATATCACCAGAACCGAAGTTAATAATACTATTCGCATTGGGAAATAGTAAATCATCACCTACTTGAATATCACCCGTTGTCTGTATAAGCCCTGAGCCTGCGTCAAGTGACGTTACCGTAGTCGCCCCTACTCCGAGAGTGCCTGATGTCGAGAAATTACCCGTTCTTGCTGTTCCTGATAACCAGTATTGTGTATGGTCATCATCTGAAAGTCCTGAAAGATTTCCATGGTCGGTAACGACACTATTTGAGAACGTAGTGGTAAAAACAGTTTCAACTGAAATCGGTGCATCAACACCTTGTTTTATAATAATCCTTCCTAAGAGTTTACCTACATCTTTAATATGAGTAGGAAGATTATCAGGTGCGGGTTTAGCTTCTGCCGCAGCCGCTGTATTGTATTGTGCTTGAGGATAAATAAGAGCTACACTTGGAACGCCAGCATTAAATTCCCCATATACCCAGACATTTAAATATTTATTTGCGTCTATTGTCTGAAGAGCTGTTTGAGTTACATCATTCCATTGGGTTACGGAATATTGTGTTGCGTCAGATGACTGCCAGCCTGTTCCTGCTTTATACCAGTAGTATTCAAAAGTTCCTGATGAAGCGGTATTTAATCCAGCGAAAGCAAACTCATTTAGCATACTCCATAAAGTTCCTGATGATACAGATATATTCCGTGTTCCTGTAACGGATAGGATTAAACCACCGATTGATTCATCTCTACGGACAAGCCCTAAACTTCTTATAACTTCTGTAACATTGGTCATTCCATCTGTAATCCACCAAGGAGAA